CCCTGCACCCCGAGGACGAGAGCGGAGCCGCCGAGTGACCACCCTCTACGCCGAAGTGATCGAGCCCGCCCTCGGGCCGATCGGTGTCGTCGTCGGCGGCGTGCTGACCTTCCTCGGCGTCCGATTCACCGCGCGGACGTCGGCGAAGGCAGCCGCCGCCGCGACCGGCGTCTCGAACCGGCAAGTCGACGTCGAGGAGTGGAAGTCGCTCGTCGAGGCGCTCCGCGTCGAGGTGACCCGGCTCACGACCCGCGTCGACAAGCTCGAGGCCGAGCGCGAGACCGACGGCACCGTCCGGCGGGCGCTCCTCGCGTACGTGCTCGAGCTCCTGGCCTGGGCGCGTCTCATCGCGCCGAGCGCCGTCCCCCCTCCCCCGCCGGCGGTCATCGCCGACGAGATCCCCTGAGCCCTGGAGGCCAAATGTCCCTCTCCGCCCGCGAGCCCCTCGCCCTCCGCGCCGCGATCGTCGCCGCGGTGACCGCCGTCGTTCACGTCGCCGTCGTCCTCGGGCTCCTGCAGCTCGACGCCGCCTCCGAGGCTGCCGTCGGCGGCGCGATCGACCTCGTCGGTACCGCCGTCCTCGTCGTCTGGACCCGAGGCGCCGTGACCCCGAACGCCGCCGTCGACGAGAAGGTCGAGGCCGCGGTCGCCGAGGCCGTCGAGGACGGCCCGAAGCACCGCGCCGCGTAACCCGAAGCACCGCTCCCGCTAGTTCGGGTTGCGGCCCTGGCCCCGCTCTCACTCCGAGGGCGGGGCCTTTCGTCGTTCCTGAGCAGCCGGCCGGCGGCTGGCCCCCTCCTTCGGTATGACCTCTACCTCTCCGCCCCTCCTGGGGCTTATCGGACAGAAGCGCGCCGGGAAGGACGCCGTCGCGGCCGTCCTCGTCGAGGAGTTCGGCTGGCGTCGGGTGGCCTTCGCGGACCCGCTCCGCGCGGCAGCCCTCGGCGCGGACCCGCTCGTCGGCCCGTGCTCGCTCCCGGGCGATCTCGTGCCGGCGTACCACTACCTCGCCGACGTCGTCGAGGCGCTCGGCTGGGAGGTCGCGAAGGACACGGTCCCCGGCGTCCGCCGCTTCCTGCAGCGCCTCGGAACGGAGGGGATCCGCGCGCTCGACGACGGCTTCTGGGTCCGCGCGGCGATGCAGACTGTCGAGCACCTCCGCACCCGGCCTCGGCGCCCCGAGGAGGCCGCTCCGGTCGTCGTGACCGACTGCCGCTTCCCGAACGAAGCGGAGGCGATCCTCGAGGCGGGCGGAGAGCTTCTTCGGATTATCCGGCCCGGCAGTGCGCCGGCGGACTCGCACCCGAGCGAAACAACACTTGTCGGATATCCCACCCGATACGTCCTCCACAATGGGGGCACCCTCGACGACCTTAGAACGTCTGTTCGAGCGCTCCCGCAACTCGTGTAAACGCTCTCAAAAATCTAGAAAGCCCCCGTGACCTGGCCTTATGCCGGGCCGCGGGGGCTTTCTGCGTATGCGGACGTAGCGTGAGCACACTCACGCGCGATAGCGTGCGGATATGCCAAATAAGAAGTCCCCGACGCTCGAGCAGCTTCAAACCGCAGCCGTGCCGATTATCCGCCAGTGGTACTCGAACCCTGAGGAGCGCACGGGTCACGAACTCCGAGAGGTCGCCGAGCTTCTCGTGCCGGCGCGCGAATACTTCTTCACGAAGGAGGGCCGCGCCGACTGGACCGGCCGCTCCTTCGCGTACCGCCGCTGGGTCCGCGAGACGATGACCCTCGCGGGCGTCCTCGCCGAGGACGTGCAGCGCGTCACCGCGTCTCTGCGCTACCACTCCGGGAACGTGCTCCGTGAGCGCCTGACGCCCGAGGAGCTCGAGTCCTACGGTCTCCTCGTCGAGACGCCGACCGAGCGCGGACAGGCCTCCGTGCAGCGCGGGCGCAACATCGCGGCGGTCTTCACGCGCGGCGGCGAGGCACTGTCCGACGTCGACTCGATCGTCCACGTCGCCGAGGGCGCGATCGCCGCGCTCGGCCGCGTCACGCCGGATGCCGTGCGGGCGCTCCCGGCGAAGGACCGGCGCCGGGTCGCGGAGGCGATGGAGTCCGTCCACACGATGACCGGAGCGATCCTCCTCGCCGCACGGTGACGAAGGTGTCGGTTAGAGGTCTAGTTCTAGTTCCTGTCTTAAGGGCTCTCTCTCTTAACAACAGATGCAGACCACACCTCTAACCGACACCTTCGACACCCCCGGCACCGCCGGCTCCTAGTCTGAGCACTCCGGCGCCTCCTGGCCCCCTCCTCTTCTGTCCCGTTCCACGACAGAAGGAGAGCGTCCACCCGTGACGACCCCGAAGGTAAATACGATCAAGCGCGGCGACTCGCGCTTCTACGTCAGCCCGAGCGACGGCACCGTCAAGGTGCCCGGCGTGACGAGCATTCTCGGGATGCTCCCGAAGGACTTCCTCCGCTACTGGGCCGCGAAGATGGTCGCCGAGGAGGCCGTCGACAACGCCGGCGCCCTCGTGACGATGCTCCTCGGCCCCGCCGACCGCGCCGCCGCCGTCGACTTCCTCAAGAAGGCGCCGGACCGCAACACCCGGAAGGCTGCCGACGTCGGCACCGCGGCGCACGACCTCTTCGAGCGCCTCGCGAAGGGCGAGACCCTCGGCCGCGTCCACCCCGACCTCGAGCCGTACGTCCGCCACTTCTCGGAGTTCCTGGCGACGGTCCAGCCCGAGTACCACTTCCTCGAGGAGACCGTCTGGAGTGACACGCACTCCTATGCGGGCAGCTTCGACGCCTTCGCGACGATCAACGGCGAGCGAGTCTGGATCGACAACAAGACGACCCGCTCCGGGATCCACGCGGAGGTGGGCGTCCAGCTCTCCGCGTACGCGCACGCCGACAACATCATCCGCGCCGACGGCTCGCGCGTCCCGATGCCGAAGTTCGACGGCGGCGCCGTGCTCCACGTCCGCCCCGAGGGCTGGCAGCTCGTCCCGGTCCGCGCCGACCGCGACCTCTTCGAGAAGGTCTTCCTCCCGCTCCGGGAGGTCTTCCGCTACGAGAAGGAGATCAAGTCGACGATCGTCGGGCTCCCGGCCTACTCCGGGCCGGCGGAGAACGCGCCCAGCGGCCCGAAGCGCCGCACGCCGCGCGTCGTCACCGCGAAGGCGGCTGCCGCGTGACCATCGTCCTAGATCCGCCGTCGGCGATCTTCGTCGCCGTCCTCGGCCTCCTGGCGCTCGGCCTCTTCGTCGCGTTCTTCCGTGACCGCGGCGAACAGCGCGACAGCGCGAAGGCCGCTCTCGACGACCTCCTCGTCCTCGACCCGACCCTCCTCGAGGTCTTCGGCCGCGACTCCTGGGGCTACGGCCGGTATCTCGACCGGGACCGGATCCATGAGCTCGCCGAGACGAAGCGCCGCGTCGACCACCGCGACACCGGGCGAGCCGCTCTGGACCTCGCCCTCTCCGACCTCTCACGCGCACGAAAGGACTCCGAGTGAGCACCCCCGACACCACCGACGAGCGCGCCCCGTTCGCCTTCTCCTCGACCGCTGAGCAGGAGTCGCCCGAGCAGCACCGCCGGCGCGTCGTCTTCGAGGCGATCGGCGCCGCGTCGACGTGCTGGGAGTCGCTCCGCGGCTCCGGCGTCTTCGACGAGGCCCTCGCGACCGAGATCGGCGAGACGCTCCTCGCCGAGCTGAGCCGCGACGTCTACCCGCGCGTCGAGGGCGGGCTCGTAGTCCTCGGGCCCGAGTGCGTCACCGGCACCGGCGACGGGCTGCCGTCGTCGGTCATCACCTACAAGGGCGAGACCTACGCGCGCCTCGAGCAGCCGCACGCGCCCTCCGAGGAGGTGTCCGCATGATCCACGGCACTGAGCGCGACGTCGTCTGGCTCGCGGGCCTCCTGGAGGGCGAGGGCGCGTTCGACGCGCACCGTGGGATCTACCCCCGGATCCGCCTCGCGATGACCGATCGCGACGTCGTCGGCCGCGCGGCGTCGCTCATGGATACGGAGCTCCGGCTCTCGCTCCACAAGGCGCCCGCCAAGCCGACGTGGCACTCCGAGATCAGCGGCCCGAAGGCGGCGGCGATCATGCGCGAGCTCCTGCCGCACATGGGCGCCCGCCGCTCTGGCCGGATCGCGGAGGTCCTCGCGGCGGTCGAGTTCCGGCACGAGGAGCGTCCGCGCGCCTCGGCGCCGGGCCCGAAGGTCACGCGGCCGGCGGGCATCGCCAAGCCGGAGACGGCGGCGTGACCCGCCTCGCCGTGCTCGGCCTCGCCCTCGCGGCAGCCGCGGCGATCTACCTCGCCCCGCACCGGCGATAAGCCCAGAGCTTATATCTCCGCGATATAAGCCCAGGGCTTATGCCTGCACTCGCCCTCGGCCTTCGGGTCGGGGGCTTTCGTGCGTTTAAACATGGTGTGCGTGAGGCGCCTCACGCAATGCGGTACCGTGGTCGCATGACCGAGAGCGCCCTCATGACGACGTACCGCCTCACCTGGGAGCCGACCGGCGAGCGATATCTCGTCGACGCCCGCTCCGAGGGTGACGCCCGCGCCGCCCTGAGACGCGCTACCGGTCGCGCCGGCCGCTACGTCCTCGTCGAGGTCCTGCAGCCCGCCTGACGGGAGGGGCTCTGCGACCCGAACGCGGGGCCCCTCCTCCTCCAGCCCACCCCTAGGCCCCCTCATCGCGAGGGGGCCTTCGTCGTTTCCGCCCACTGCACGGCGCGCACCTCCTCGTGCGTCAGCCCCGTGACCCGCTGCACGACGACGAACGCGACGGACTCGTCGAGCGCCGCTCTGAGCGCATCGTCGCGCTCGGCGCGTGCTTCGTCCAGCCGTGCGGCTGCCGCCTCGAGCGCGGCGACCCGTTCCATGTACCCGATCATGCGCGCGACCCTACGGCGCACCTCCGACGCCGATCTCTTCTGAGCAGCGCGACCCCTCCTGGCCCCCTCCTCTCGTGTCCCCCGCCGGGGACGGTCCACACACGAACGAGAGGACACGCCCGTAATGGCGCTCCGCATTTTCGGCACTGACCCCGAGAACCAGCCCAAGCCCCCGAAGACCTTCGTCGACGACACCGTCGGCCGCTTCCGCTCCGGCTACACCCTGAACGACCGCCCCGCCGCTCTGAGCGACTGGCGCATCACGACCGGCGACCCCGTCGTCGCGGATCGCGTCTACGACCTCTTCGGAGGCGACGCTCCCCAGGCCTGGGACGCGAAGGGCGAGGACAAGATCGAGGTCTTCACCGGCGTGGACGGCGTCGACGTGATCCTCGCCGGTCCGTCCGCCCTCCGACAGCGCATGGTCCTCTGGAGCCGCGCCGGCAAGCTCATCATCGACTCGGACGGTGAGACCTACGCCGACGGCAGCCCGGACCCGGACGCCGAGCTCACCTTCCAGGAGCGCAAGAAGAAGGGCCAGGACGGCATCGGCCCGGCGCCCCAGATCGAGCTCTACTTCCGCCTCGCGGCCGAGCCCGACCTCGGGATCTTCAAGTTCCAGACCGGCTCCTGGAGCATGGCCCAGGACCTCGCCCGCTACGACGTCGAGGGCCAGCTCGCCGAGATCGACGGCCCGACGAAGGCCGTCCTCAAGCTCGAGGAGGTCTCCTTCGTGGCGAAGAACGGCCCCCGTGCCGGTCAGACGGTCCAGTACACGAAGCCCGTCCTCGAGATCAAGGGCGCCGCGGAGTAGTGCTCCGCCGGTTCGTCGAGTCGCGGCTCTTCGCCGCGGCCGGCGCTGCCCTCGCGACGGTGCTCGTCGGCCTGGCCTTCGCGCTTCTCGTCACTCTCTCGATCGGAGATCAGTCGGCCCGCGAGCTTGTCATCACCGCGGGGACAATCGCCGTCGCGATTCTCGGCTCGATCGCAGTCGACCGGATCCTCTACTCCGAGTAGCAAAAAGCCCTCGCCCTATCTCGGGCGGGGGCTTTTCGTTATCTAACCGAAAGGCGGATGCTCAATGCTTCCTCTCAATCTCACCGTCTACTCCAAAAAGAACTGTCAGCCGTGTAAGGCGACGATTCGCAAGCTGACCGAGACCGGTCTCCCCTTCTCCGTCGTCGCGGTCGACGAGGATCCGGCGGTCGCTGAGGCGCTTCGCGCGGAGGGCTGGCTCGAGTCCCCGGTCGTGAAGATCGACGGGGGCCGGTCCTGGTCGGGCTACCGCCCCGACGAGCTGGGCGCACTC